AAGATAATAATAAAAAGACAAGAATAATTGATAAAACAACTATCTCATCTATAATTATAAAAGATCGTGAAGTGAGTTTAAAAGCTCACCAGCGATCTTCTTCTTTAAGTCAATTAATTGTTGGGGTCACTTCTAACAAGAAGTTGCCTGAACCTATTACTGATACGAAAGTTCATTCGTTCGAAAAGACACGTCTTACTAAAACGAATCGTAAAAGGACAGCAATCAAACTTCACGAACAACACACCAAAGGTTTGGCACCTTTGGGTATTATTAAAGAAATCTCGAAAGTATTTATTGACACTCTTAAATCACTTCTTCATAAAGATAATATTACTACTATCTTTTCTGTTGAGGATATGGTGGATCAAGTAGTTTGTTTTCATAACAAATTAATTTTGAACCATGGCGTTATTAAGGGTACCAAGAGGTTTAATGATGTACGATTGTACATATTAAGACTGGTGGAGGGTGTAAGCCCCGAACCATTACACTTAGTCGCAATCTCGAAAGACATGAAGTTTCCGAAGAAACTTTCCATGCTTCAAGAACTTGCTTATAACGTATTACATAAGAAGTGTCCGACGTCCGATAGGATCCTACGATCCCTCCTATATCTTAACAGACTAGTGAAGGATAATAAGACTATCGACATCGGGGATTTGGTTAGGACATTTCAGATCGATCCCAAAGAGTTAACAATATTCGAAGAATATGTAAACTACTGGGTGAAGAAGACCGGGTATGAGTGTGAAGCGGACTTAACTGCCGCCCCTACCGTCAACCTAGTCTCGAAAGGGCCTAACAAAGTAAGGAAACATGAATCAGCTCACATAGAAGCAATAGCTTTAGTGAATTCTGGTTTATGGGAACCTTACAGAGCATTCGCAGAAGAGACGGGTAATCTTCTAATTATAAAATATATAGAAGAATACTCTCGCCTTCCAATCTCCAAGAAATCCACATCGCCAAATAATAAGGCGAGAAGATCTCGTAAGGAAAAGAGGAAGACTAGACTTAGGTATATAACTTCAATCCCTGATAAAGGGAATAAGTCAAGGTTAGTAGCCATCTCTGACTACTGGACCCAGATTATACTCAAGCCTCTGATGCTGGATGCTCAGAAACAAATCCATAAATATTTCGCTCCTGTTAACTCTAACCTCAATCACGCCCTAGGTTTCACTAAGCTAAAAGGGAACATCCGTCCCGGAACGAAGTCATACGACGTCGTATCGTGGACAGATGCCTTTCCGGCGGTGTATCAATATATAGTGGTAAAACAACTATATGGCGAGACGCTTGCCGATGCTTGGTTGAAACTTGTAGTGGATTGTGATTGGGAGGTTGAGGGAATGACCGACACCGTCCGTTATGGACGGGGTCAAGGTATGGGAACTAATGGTTCTTTTGATATCGCAACACTGACTGATCTAATACTATTGGAAATGATATACGAAAAACAGTATAAAATGATCCACAAGTATAAACGCGACTTTATTTTCGAGAATAAATTACTCTTTAATAAAGTAGGCGATGATCTTTGGTGTTACGATCCCCTAAATATAATATTAAAATATTATACTCAGGTTATAGGACTTGACATTAATATTAGTAAAACGAAAGACTGTCCGAGCCATAATTGTAACAATTATGTCGGAGAATATGTCTCTCGTAACCTAAATTATGGTCAAGACGTCTCGCGCATCTCGGCTAATATATGTAGAGCAGTTCAGAAGAACCCTTTTGAGGTCTTCTCACTTGCCCAGCACTTATTAGAACGAAACGCGAGAACCATTATTCCCCTGGATTACATCAACCAAACGAAACATAACAAACCGGTTTTATTACGGTCGTTATATTTCTATGGGATCTGTAATCCGTCGCCTGCATCTACTTTAGTTATTGAATCCTTAAAATATTACTTCCAAGGATTCTTCGCTAATGATGACATTTGGATACTTCTGAACTCTGACGAATCAAAGGTTCAGTTCTACCGAAAAGCCATTTTAATAGATAGCATCTTCTCAACTTTGGGGTCTATCATAGACAAAATTGAAAGGATCCGTGAAACGGACCCAGACGAAATTGAATATGAAGGTCCTGATGAACTCATGGGCTGCAGTATTAAGCAAAGGTCTTTTGCATGTGGGACAAGCTCTTTTGAAGGGCTTAATGTCCGTACATCAAAATACTTATTTTGGTTAACACTACAAGCCATCACTGAGAACTTACAGAGCGCTACAAATGATACCACGGCCTATGGAGATGTGATAAAGATGTTATTAGAAGTATTACGCCCAATGGGTAATTACCTCTTACATCAATATCGTACTCC